TCACAAAAGAATTATTAAAAGAACGAATATCAGCGTAGCGCTGACTAAACTCTTGAAAGGAAAACGACCGATGCCTGAGGAACTGTCTCGCAATATCTCTTGTCGTTTCGACTTCGAGCGTGGCCGAGCACATTTCGAAGGGCGACCAGTGTTTGTGCTTGATGAGGTAGTCAAGGAGTTTTGGCGCCGTTTCGGAGTTGATTTGGTTGGATGGGTTCGAGACACGGGCACAATACGCGACGATGTCTTGTAAGTTGTCGAGACCGACAATATCTTCTGGTGGTTGAGTGTAACCAATTAGCCTCACCTTCATCTATTAAAGTCCGCGTAAAAATATTGAGTATCATGATCTGGTACTTCTTTAAAATATTCCCCCATGACGATTAATCCGGATTTACTTGCAGTTCGGCCATGATACTCATAACCTTCTAACATATAACAATTATCAACATGAATAATTGGTACTTGAAAATCATGACTCATTGTTTTTAACCAAACATTGTGCCATTCTCTACGTAACTTATCATATTTTACATTATGTCCTCGTTCAGCATTTGACGCATGAATAATCAAAGTGGTTGATCTAAAACCGGCTTTTACTAGATTTACAACTGGAATATTACGATCATCCATATGATGTCCATCTTCAAACGGTAATCCCCACATATCATTACATAACATTAATTGAATAAAATCGTTTGACATTTCAGGTAATACTATGTGTTTTAGCCAATCGCTTTTTGGTAATATCATAGGAAGACCATCATCGTCACTTAATTTTAAAAATCCACTTAGGCATCTTTCCCAATCAATTACATATTTTTTATTCTCGTAACCAACTAATCCACCTTTAGTATCATAAACTCTTAGTTGACTTCTTCTAGCAGCATGTTCACCATACATTTCTTCGTACATAGTTCCTAAAAACATTCCGCATTCATTTTTCTTTGCGTGTTCAACTACTTCTTTTTCAGCATCAAGTATTTCATCAAAGTAGTCATCAAAATGTGGATCATATCCGCTTAAACATCCTTCCGGAGTAATAATATACGGAAGATATTTTTCCTTTGCTTCATGAATACTAGCGCGTCTTGCCTTATCTACTTGAGTAATAATCTCTTGAGACTTATCAATTGCTGCTTTAATATTTTTTACATTTGTTTCTAAGCTATTAGTACATGGCATTTGACAGCCAATCATTCTTACTTTACCAGAATTTACCATCTGGTTTGCTCCTGGTATTATACCGCCTGGACTAGTCATAGTTTGAAATCCTCAAATCGTTTATTCATTTCTGCCCGATCAAAAACCGGGGTATCATCACTAAGAGTCTGACTACTTTCGTCAACGTCATATAGTCTCATCTTAGATCGATCAACACCAACTACAAATTTCTTTTTATATGTTGGATCATTATATCTATTCTTTAATTGTTTGACCATCATTTTACCTTCTCTTTCAAGTTCTTCAGAAGAGATAATAGCAAACATTAGATCCGCGGTTGCGGGTAATCCAAAAGACTCGGACGTATCTTCAAGCCCAACATCTGAGTTAGAAAAACCACTACGAGTCGTTTGCGTTGCAGAGACGACCGGTACGTCAAACTCGACTGCAAGACCGCGTAGCTCTTCAGCAATTGCTTTAATGTACGTATAGGAATTAATTGATCCTCCCATTGCTTTCATACGTGAAGAGGCACAGATATTTAAATAATCAATAAAGATAATATCTGGCTCAAATTTCTTTTTAAGTTTTAGTTCATTAAGTAGTGCACGAAAATGTCCTGAGTGTGCTGAACCAGTAGGATATTCTTTTACAATTAATCTGCCATTTGTTTGTTTAGCAAGTTGAGACACTTTCTGCGAAAACATATCTTTAGATAACTTGTCTAATTGATCAATAGGAATATTAAGTAAGTTTGCATCGATACGTTCTGCGATACGTTCTTCTGCCATTTCCATTGTAATATAAAGAACATTCTTTTGATCTGTAAGAGCAGCCGCTGCTTGATGACACATAAACAACGATTTACCGACACCAGTACCAGCAAGACAAATATTAAGAGTTTTATTTGGTAAACCACCTTTTGTTATTTTATTAAAATATTCTAAATCAAAAGGTATACGTTCTTCTTCTTTATGATAAAATTCATATCGATCATTAAAGTTATTGAGATAATCATGACCGATATTTGCGTCAAAGTTAACCGCTAGAGCATCAGAGAGGATCTCTGGTAACGCATTCTTTGAGAGACTTTGATGTTTACCATCTATAATACTGATAGATTCCATTACAGCATTATGTAATGCTCGGTCTTGACACCACTTCTCAGTCTTATCAATCAGCCACTCATTATCAATTTTTTCTGTTTTAAATATTTCAGGCAGTATCTCTACAGCATGTCGATATTGTTCATCGTTAAAATTATCTGCGTCATCTAATTCAATCTTAAAAGATTCTTGTGTTGGTAGTTTATTATATTTTTGAACATATAGTCCGACTTGTTTAAACAGCTGGCGATAAACGCCTTCAAAGTAATCATTCTTTATAAAAGGCAAAACCTTCCGCATGTACTTTTCGTCCACCAGAAGATTTCGTAATATAGTCTGTTCAATGTTTGTATTCAAAGCATTCCACTTTCTCGCATATTTTTACGGATTTTTGTAGCACTAATATCGTGAATGTCTTTACCTAGATCATGTTGAGTAAAAGTATATCCAACACCACGGCCATAGCTTATGTCTACAATGTTTGGTACTTCCATTATAACATATTCTTTGTTAACTGTAAACCCCTCTCGAGCTAATCCTTCAATAATTTGTGAAGATACAAAGTCAAATCCAAATGGATTATCGTCTTGCGTCGCAGTTCGACCAGCTCCAGCATCTTGACCTATGATACCTCCGACATCTCGAACCATGATAACAACCTGACCGGTTTCACCCAAAGCTTTTTTAAATAATTCTGTATGACCTTTATGCCAAGGCTGCCATCTCCCCAACATTTGTGCTGTAGGTTTTTTCCAATCAAATTCCATATGCCCTCTCTAATTGTTGTGCAAAATTTAGTATTTCTTCGTCGGACTGAAATCCTTTGACAGTGTACGTAGCATTATCAGGATTTTCAAACATTTTATTTGTATCTTCATACCGACCTTGTTCTATAGTATTCATCCAAATCATAATATCATGACTGAATAATTTTCGTGTTTCTATAGTAGGACAAACAAAATCACATATAACTGTACGCCCTCGAGTGCCTTCAAAGAGCGCTAGTACATTCATACGTTCAGCTTGTCTAAATCTTCCGGATGGACTAAAATCCCAATCATCTGCCATTTTACGAATAGCATCTGCATTATACCATGCGCAATTTTTTAGATGAGCTTGTAATCGTACTGCCAAATGAGTTTTACCTGAACCTGGTAAGCCCATAATTAGTATTCTCATTTTTTATCTTTCATAATTAATTCGTCTTTACTTATAGCCATTTCAATTACATCATGTAAGACTAATCCACAAAACGTCTGAAACTGCTTATCTTCAGGTGTTAATGAATCATCAGGAGATTCAATAATAGTAAAATTAAAATTAATTGCTTCTTCTGGTCCATTGATAGAGATGGCTCCAAACTGTACAACCGTTTCAACATAAGGACCAGTTAAGACCCTTATGTTCCAAGCTTGTTCATTATCTGGAGCAGGTATTAATTCGTAGTCAACTCCTTCTGAAAGTTTATCTATATTAATCATGCTTCTTCTACGATTTCATCCATCGATACCTGTTCTTTATGACCTATTGTATATTGCTTCTTAATAAATTCTTTAAAATCAGTTTCAGCAAAAATAGGATCCCAGAATTCTTTTTCTAAGGTTTGGTCGTATCTAACTTTTGCACCATACTCTCCAGTTGTTTGATCGACTCGTGCATACCAGCCGTTCGATGGTTTAGTGATGTAAGAGCCTGCGAGAGCGACATCAAGGAGTCCAGAATAATTACGAACGCCACCATCCCAACTAACGGTAATAGGTATTTTAGATTTCTCTTTAACATATCTTGATTTCTCCACATTAATAACAAAATGATAACCTTGAATTTCAGTGCCTTTTTTATCTTGTTGACGACCAATAATCCATATATTATCGGCTGAGTAGTAAATGCCTGTACCACCACCAACAATAGCTTTTGGAAATAATCCAATTTCCATATACGTATGGTTTACCGCAAGCATAGGAATGTTTTTCATAGCAAGATAAGGTGTTGCCATTCTAAATAAACCTTTGAGAGCTTTTGCTCTTGACATATCAGCAACTGACTTTTCATTTAAAGCATCTTCCATTTCTTTCTTCGATGCTAAATTACCGATTGAATCAATAACAACAATAACTTTATCAGTACGCTCAAGACCTTCTAGTTGACCCATCATATCAAACTTAAGTTCTTCTACATTTGTAATAGGAGTATGAAGTACTCTAGATGTATCGACGCCAAATTGTTCAAAGTAAGCTTGAGGTGAACCAAATTCAGAATCATAAAATAACATAACTGCGTCTTTATGTTGTTTAAGATATGCTGAAGCCATAAGCAATGCAAATGACGTTTTAAAATGTTTTGATGGACCTGCGAGAACGGTAAGGCCTGGAGCCAAACCTCCATCAATAGATCCAGACAGTGCTACGTTAACCATAGGCACATCTGTTGGAGTCATATCTTTTTCGTTAAAGAATTTTGACTCAGAAAGAACCTCCGTATTTTTTAACTTAGAATTCTTTTTGAGTTTGTCCATTATTGACATATGCGTCTCCTAATTTTTTTCGTAATAATCTTTATACCAACTGATAAAGCTTCGTATACCAGTTTCAATACTAGTCATTGGTCGATAGCCAAGACTTTTAATTTCTGTTATGTCAGCCAAAGTATGTCGAATATCTGCGGGATGCATATCGACATAATTAATCTTTGCCTTACGTTCTAGATTCTCTTCTATTAATCTCACAAAGCTCATAAGAGGAACTGATTCGCCACTTCCAATATTATAAATGTCATGGCTATCTATTCTTTGAACTTTATCTATTAATAATTGTACACCATTTACGATGTCTTGTACATATGTAAAATCACGAGACATCTTC